CCCCGTTTATCCCGGAATACGTTGATTTCGACCGTTTAAACGGGTTAGGGGTCGACAAGGTATGCATCGAGTTCCTGCGGGTCAACTCATGGATTAAGAAGTGGTTCGATATTGACTACAGCCAGTACACTGTAAAGCAGAGCGGATACGAGCACATGCCGCTAACCCTGAAGAAAAAGTACATACGGCAGTTGACAGGGTTCAAGGAAATGACCGTATGCGAGGATGAGTCCGAGGCATACAGATATTGGAAAGAAAACTTCAACCACAACCCGGACGACTGTTGCAACTTAAGGAGGTAACTATGTACCAATGCTTTCACTGCTTGCATATGTCTGTTATTTGGGACAGCGATTTCACGTTTGAAGACGTAGGGCGGGAAGGAGAAGGTATTGTACATTTCTGCCATTGCGCAAACTGCGGGGCGGAAATTGAGTATTACATTTCACTAAAGGAGGAAGGTGAAACGCATGGAATTGAGAAATAGGCGGAGGCGCTTTAATGGTTCAGTTTGAGGAGCATTTAAAAAAAATTAGGGAAACAGAAAGACAGATTGAAACCACGGAAAGCACACGGCGCAGAAACGACCTCCGCAAATACTTGCGGCGGTTGTGGAAAGAATATAACTCCGCAAAAATGTACGCAAAAAAAATTTCGTGTATGCAGGGGTAAAAATATATTTTTATGGCTTATTAATTAGGAGGAAGAATGAGCAAACTATGTGTGGAGTATGTACCAACAGAATTGTTAAAAACATACGAAAACAATGCAAAAATACATACGGCAGAACAGGTTGAACAAATAAAAAAAAGCATTAAAGAATTCGGTTTCAATGACCCAATTGCCGTATGGAAAGACAACGTTATTATCGAGGGACACGGGCGTCTAATTGCGGCAACGGAACTCGGATTAAAAACAGTCCCGGTTATCCGTCTTGACTCACTTACAGACGAACAAAGAAAAGCGTATATGTTAGTTCATAACAAACTAACAATGAATACAGAATTTGACATGGACGTACTTAACGAGGAACTTGAGAACCTCACGTTTAATATGTCAGAATATGGCTTCTTTACACCCGACTTTGATGTGGAAAGTTTTTTTGAAAACAAAGACCCGGAAGAAGAACAAAGAAGCGGTATGGAAACCGAGCAGAACGGAGCAAAAAAAATACAGTGCCCTCACTGCGGTGAGTGGTTTGAAATATGAAAATATTCCTTGCCGGGGTAGCGCCGTGGAGAGAAGAGGGGCTGTATGACGAAAGCGTTAAGCGGTATCAACCATACGTTTTAGAAAGTTTTTATTATGCAGATAAAACTACTGAAAAATTGCTCCCTCTTTATGGCGACTTTCTTTTGGATAGTGGGGCGTTTACTTTTATGCAAAGTACAGGCGCGAGTACAAACTTTGACACATACCTAGAAGAATACGCAAATTTTATAAATAAAAATCATATTAACCATTTTTTTGAACTGGATATAGATTCGATAACGGGATATGAAAAGGTTAAACAATATCGGCAAATATTGGAAAGATTAACTGGAAAACAATGCATTCCCGTGTGGCATAGAACGCGGGGATTAAACGAATACATTAAACACTGCGATGAATACGAATATATTGCGATTGGCGGCATTGCGATTAAAGAAATAAAAAAAACAGAATATCCAATATTTACAAAATTATTAAAAATTGCGCACGACCGAAATACTCGTGTGCATGGTTTGGGATTTACACAGTTAAATGAAATTCGAAAATATAAGTTCGACACCGTAGATTCTACTGCATGGGTAGCGGGAAATAGATTTGGATTTGTTTATTATTTTGACGGGAAAACAATGCGTAAATTTACAAAACCAAATGCTCGAATAGTTCAAAGCAAAGAAGCCGCACTGCATAATTATTGCGAGTGGATTAAATTTCAGCAATATGCAGACAAGTTTTTATAGTTAAGGAGGAACTATGAAAAAAGTTGTTTTTAGAGTAGAAGACGGCATGGATAGAAACGAAATATTATGCACAACGTATCAAATGAGAAATTTCTATACACAGTTCCATGATGGGTTCTTTTCAAACTTGGATGTAATGAATTACATCCAACATTTTACAGCCGCTCAAATGGCAAAGAAGGGAGCAAATGTTGTAGACGTTTGCTGTGGACGTTCTTTAATGCTTCCGCTCTTAAGATATTACGCAAAAGATATCAATAGTTATACGGGCGTTGATATTTCAATAACAAATATAAAAGAAGCAATGCGAGGAGCAAGCAAAAAACTGCAGGCAGGAGAATACAAAACATATTATCCGTTTAAAGTTGAGTGGAAAAACGGCAATGTTGCAGAAATGTCGAAGGCAATTTCGGAAAATTTTGCTGACTTTGTAATTTATACATCCGCTCTTGAGCATATGCATCCCGATGACGGCAGAAAGTCTCTTGAGGAATGTTTTAAGATAATGAAGAAGGGCGCAAAGATGTTCTTGTCATGCCCAAATACAGAAGGCAATGGATACAATACGCAGTACAGGGCGCATGTATACGAATGGGGATATGACGAGTTAAAAAACACCTTGAATGAGATTGGGTTCAAAATAACAAACGAAGTTGGACTGGTAATGGGCGCAAAAGAAATGAAAGAGTTCTATAAAACAGTTCCGGCAGATGTACAAAACTTTTATAAAAAAATGGAAGAGTATGTTCCTACAACATGGCTAACGGCTATAATGAGCATTCCGTATCCGAAGGCATCAAGGGAAATACTGTTTATTGTGGAGAAGTAAGGCATGATTAAGAATAATGAAAATATCACACGAATCGTAATGTTTCCAACGGCAATTACGTTATGCGATATCGGTGGCGACTGGTATAACAATGAATTGTCAATAGAATTTTTTCCAAAAGATTTCTACCCGGACTACATGGAAGTTCAAAAGTGGATTATGAACAATATTGACGGCAAGAGGCTGAATATCGAACAGGTTGTGGAGCAAGTGTATAACTATATGCTAACGTACAGCCCACAAAATGTTCACGTTAGGGATAAAGTTACCGGGAACAAAGTTCATTTTGATGTAATTGTAGAAAAATAAAAAAAGCGGTACGCAACATCCCGCTATAAAAAACTAAGGAGAACAAATGAATAACAATATCTTACTTATTGCCGAAGTTGTTGCCATCTTCGGGCTTTTACTTTTTGTAAAAAAATTCTTCGGCAAAGAAGGGGTGATTGCATGGGTAGGACTTGCAACGGTACTTGCCAATGTTATCACTGCAAAAAACGCTGTAATATTTGGATTTAGCACAGCCATTGGCTCTGTAATGTTTGCATCAACATTCCTTGCAACAGATATTCTGTCAGAATGTTACTCTGAACAGGAAGCAAAGAAGGCGGTATATATTGGACTATTTTCAAGCGCGTTGCTGGTTATATCAACGCAGATAGCACTGGCGTATGTGCCGTCAGAAATTGATTATGCAAACGGGGCAATGCAAACATTATTTGCAATGAATTTGCGAATTAGCCTGTCGAGTATGGTTATGTATTTTGTTGCAAATATGGCTGACATATATCTTTTTAATAAAATTAAACGGCAGATGCATGGAAGGCAGTTATGGATTCGAAATAATGTATCAACAATTCTTTGTAACTGTTTGGAGAACTTTGGCTTTATTAGCCTTGCCTTTTGGGGATTATATGATTTGCAAACAATCCTTGTTATAGCGTTCAGCACATCCGTGATTGAGTTAATTGTGGCGGTACTTGATACGCCTTTTTTATATATTGCCAAGGCAATGCAAGATAAAGCAGACGTATAAATGGCGTTATAGGCGAGTTTTAGCCAGTATTAGGCGGATTAGGTATTTTCCGCATATTTTATTGGTGAATACATTATCGGCTTAAAAAACGTCGTTTATGAGCGTTATACGGAGGATTAATGGCAAGACCATCAAAGGCGGAACAATGGCTGACCGAAGATGGTCTTTCATTGCTTACGCATTGGAAAAGAAACGACCTTTCCGATATTGAAATTGCAAAACGTATTGGAATATCGGATAAGACATTGCGCTCGTGGAAGGAGCGGTATCTTCCGATTTCTTCTGCGCTTAAAAAAGGTATGGCATACGCGGTGGCAGATGCCGAACAGGCTCTAGTATCGAAATTTAAGACGCAGACACTTACAGAGGAAAAAGAAGAAGTGTGGCAGGCGGAAGATGGCTCAATAAAAAAGCATAAAATTGTAACAAAAAAGCAGATACCTCCCGATACAACGGCTATTATCTTTTTTCTTAAGGCAAAGGCAGGGTGGAAGGATAACAGCGATATAAAGGCAACGGTATCCATTGCAAACGAGCGCCGCAAGGAACTGGAGGACTTCTTTAATGACTGAACTCCGGGAGCGGATAAAGCACAAACTGAAGTATAGACCCGTAGATATCGGGCATGAATTGGGGTTTACCCTGCTGACAGAACTGCACAATGACTGGATGTGCGAAATGTTAAACGGCAAGGAAGATGAAACCCTGCAGGCGCACCGAGGCTCATACAAAACGACATGCGATGCTATTGTTTTTTTTATTCTGCTGATTACAAGACCGAATCTGAAGATAGCGTTCTTTAGAAAGACGGACACGGACGTTAAGGACATTATTGCGCAGGTGCAGAAAATGTTGCGGACGGACGTGGCAGAGTTTATTGTTGAGCAGTTATGGGGCGTGCAGTTGGTGCTTACGGTAGCAAACGCAACGCAGATAAGCACGAACCTAACAAATGACCCGAGAGGCGGCGCACAGTTGGTAGGAATGGGAATTGGTGGCTCGGTTACTGGCAAGCACTATGACCTTGTATTCACAGACGATATCGTCAACGTGGATGACAGAACGTCAAAGGCAGAGCGAGAGCGCACAAAACTATTCTACCAAGAACTGCAGAACATCAAAAACAGGGGCGGCAAGATATTCAACACCGGGACACCGTGGCATAAAGAAGACGCTTTTGAAATCATGCCGAAGCCAAAGAAATACAGCGTGTACGACACCGGGCTGATTTCGGACGCTGAACAGGCGGAGATACGTTCGAAGATGTTGCCGTCACTATATGCGGCAAACTACGAACTGAAACACATTGCATCAGAGGATGTTATCTTCATTAACCCGAACCTCAACGCTGACCCGGCAGTATTACAGAACTGCAACTACTGCCATATTGACGCGGCATATGAAGGAAGCGACTATACAGCCTTTACGATATGCGAAAAGAAGCAGGGCAAGTATTACGTTTACGGCAAGATATGGCGCAAGCATGTTGACGACTGCACAGCAGAAATCATCAGCATACGGAAGTCATTCTTAGCGGGCAGGATATATTGCGAAGACAACGGCGACAAAGGATACCTTGCAAAGGAATTAAGAAAGCAGGGCGAAACGGTCACGACCTACCATGAAAGCATGAACAAGATGCTGAAAATAGCAACGTATCTGAAGTTTAATTGGGAAGATGTTTATTTCGTGCAGGGCACTGACCAAGCGTACATACAGCAGATACTGGATTATACAGAAGAAGCAGAACACGATGACGCACCCGATTCACTGGCGTGCTTAATCAGACTGCAATTTAACAAGAAAGACGAAAAGTATTCATCGATATTCGGACGATGACGGAGGTGTAAATGCTCATTTATCAAGACTGGCTAGACGAGGAGAATAAGGAAGACTTTATTCTATCGGCTATCGCTGAACATGAAAGCACGGAAGACTATCAAATCGCACTGGATGCGGATGAATACGACAAGCAGAAGAACGTCACCATCACCAACTACCTGAAGACCATGTACACCATGAGCGGGCAGTCGGTTGTTGACTTCACTGCGAGCAACGCAAAGATAGCAAGTAACTTCTTTCATCGGCTAATTACACAGAGGGCGTCATACCTTTTAGGCAATGGCGTCTTCTTTAATAACCCAGAAACGAAGGAGCGGCTCGGCAAGCACTTTGACGAGGTGATGTACAAACTGGCAAAGAATGCTCTGAAGCACAAGGTGGCTTTCGGGTATTGGGATTACAGCGAACTGCATATCTTTAAATACACCGAGTTTGTCCCGATTTGGGACGGCGAAACATCAGCACTCCGCATGGGAATCCGCTACTGGCAGATTGACAGCGGGAAACCAAAATACATTGTTCTGTACGAAGAGGACGGATACACGAAGTACCGAACAGCATACGATGAAGACGACAAGGAGTTCCTCATTCTGCTACAGGAGAAACGCGCATACGTTCAGCAAATTGCAAAAACAGAGGCAGGTGGAGAGGAAATAGTAGGAGAATCCAATTATGCATCACTGCCAATCATCCCGCTGTGGGCAAGTGACCTGCGGCAGTCGGCATTGGTCGGCACAAGGGAGGCAATCGACTCTTACGACCTTATCCGAAGCGGTTTTGCAAACGACCTTGACGATGTTGCGATGATTTACTGGCTGATTAAGAACGCAGGCGGTATGGATGAAGATGACCTCGCAAGGTTCCGTGATAGGCTAAAGATTCAGCATATTGCGTCTATAACAACGCAGGACGGCGCAGAGGTACAGCCGTATACGCAGGAAATCCCGTATCAAGCAAGAGACACCTACCTGCAGGGAATCAAGACACAGATTTACGAAGACTTTGGCGGACTAGATGTTCACCAAGTATCAGCGAACAGCACGAATGACCATCTCGAAGCGGCATATGAACCGATGGATGAAGAAGCGGACGAGTTCGAATATGAAGTGTCCGCTTTTATTTACAAACTGCTTGGTCTGCTTGGGATTGATGATGACCCGACATACAAGCGAAACAAAATCAGTAATCAGACTGAGCAGACACAGATGGTGCTTTCGGCTTCCGACTACCTTGACGAAGAAACGGTGTTGAATAAATTGCCGTTTGTTACGGTTGATGAGGTAGAAAAGATTCTTCGAAACCGGGATGCTGAAGATATGGATAGATTTATCGGAATTGACAGAAAGCCGTCAAGGTTTGCAGAGGAACAGGTAACAGAGGAAGAAGTAAATGGCTGACTTTGCTCATGAATGGACTGACAAACAAATCGAAGAACTAGAGGAACGTGTCAGACAAATTTACGAGCAGGCAAGCAAAGAAATGCGCCAAAAGTTTTTGGATTTCAAAAGTGAGTTCATAGCATTGAATGCAGAAAAACAGGAACAACTGCGAAACGGCTTAATTACAAACGAAGAATATACAAAGTGGAAGAATGCACGAAACAAGGAAGTTGCAAGGCTTCGCGAAATGTCAGAAATGCTTGCTGACGAATTGTGCGATTCCAACAGAATTGCATTGCGGTTGGTATACGATAGAATTCCCGATGTTTACGCGCTGAATTATGATTATGTTGGTTATGAGTTTAATGTGAAATACGGCGGAGGGTATACCTTTACGCTTTATAACCACGAAGCAGTGGAAAACCTGCTCGTAGACGATATAAATCTACTTCCATACGCAAGAACGAACTCACCAAAGGCGCGGCTCTTAAGAGAACGTGCGGACTTGATTTGGAACAGGCAAAAAATAAACAACGCTATCACGCAGGGCATAATGCAGGGTGAAACAGTTTACAAAGTTGCAGACCGATTACAAAAGGTTTCCGATATGAACAGAACTGCCGCCGTGCGGAATGCGCGAACCATGCTTGGGGCGGCTCAAAACAAAGGCAGAAACGATGTTTACGAAGACCTAAAAAAAGAGGGCGCAAATGTCAAATGCATTTGGATTGCAACGTTAGACGGGCACACTCGCCACTCACACGCCTTACTTCACGGAACTGAAAAGGGTGAAGACGGGTTGTATATGAATGACCTTGAATATCCATGTGACCCAAATGGAGACCCGGAGGAAGTTTACAACTGCCGATGCACTGAGATAACAGTGCCTGCAGATATTGATTTTAAAGTTGCCAGTAACTCGGAGGCGCTTGGCGAAGAAGATTTTACAGAATGGATTAACTCATACGGAGACCCGGCAACTGTAAAATGGTGGAACGAGCAGAGAGCAACAACAAGGAACGAACAAATCAGCGCAAATGTTACCGGGGAAGTTAAACAAAATGACCCTGTATTCGCGGAAATTCGGAACAGAATGGACAATTACGGTGTTGACAAACTTGCGGTTGGTAGGAATTCGGATACACTGGAAGACTTTGAAATTATCGAAAAACTTGGTGGCGGTGATATGACCAAAGGGTCATGTGCTTCACTTGCATTATGTTATGCAGGAAACAGAGCCGGGTATGATGTTGAAGATTTTAGAGGCGGAACAAGTCAGCAGTTATTTTCACAAAATATGACGCTGAATCGTATATGTGAAATGAAAGGCGTAGGCGGTGAAAACTTTGTCACAAATACGGAGCGAAAAGACGCATGGAATCTTTTACATCAAATGCAACCGAACAAGGAATACATTCTTGGCTTGGCACAACATATGTCCGTTGTAAAATACGATGAAACATTTGGCTATCTTTACCTTGAGTTACAATCATCAAAACAGAATGGGTGGAAGCAGTTGGATGACAGCGTTTTAACAAACCGATTTGGATGCCCAAAAAGAAAGACGAAATGGGGTAATTCAATCCAGTGGATGGAGGTTGACAAGTTGGCGCAAAACCAAGACCTCGGCACGTTACTTGAATATATCAATACAGACCCAAGCAAACAGCAGAAGGGAAGTAATGGTTATGAAAAATAAATTCATAAAACGAAATCCTTCAGACCGTATTTGGTGGCTTATTAACACGGAGACAAAAGGGGAATTTATTTTCTCTTTTAATCGTAAAAAGTTGTACAACATGTTTTCCGATTACCCGCACAAATTATCAAAAAAAGAGAAACTAATATTTGATAAAGAGAATCCGTATTGGGCTGACTTTTTTTCAGACAGAACGTATAACGGGTGATATTTATGGCAAATAAGTTGAGTTTTAGTATTGCTGTTAACAATACAGAGGAGGTTCGTGCGGCGCTGGAAAAACAGAAGGACACGATACTTAAGGAATGTGGGCAATTGGCTATCGGCTATGCCGTTAACGGGATTACACAGCAAAAAAAATTCCCGGGAACTGGTAATTTGGCGCGTTCTATTTCGGCTCATATTGAAGGCGATACGGTTGCGGTCGGTTCTGCTTTAAAATACGCCCCATATTTCGAACTTGGCACAGGTATTTATGCAACACAGGGTTCGGGAGCAAAAAAAATACCGTGGGTTTACTATAACGAGCAGATACATAGTTTTGTTACAACGTTTGGACAACGACCGAAACCATATCTACGACCCGCATTCAAAGACCACATTGATGACTATAAAACCATTATTGAAAATGGGTTAAAAAGGTAATTAGCAAGGCTCATGCGCCTTGCTTTTTATATGGCTCAAAGTAGTGAGCAAAAAGGACGAAGCACCGTCCCCGAAGAAAAGGAGAAAACTACGTATGGCATTTACACGGAATTTTCTGAAGTCGCTTGGACTTACAGACGAGCAGATTCAGTCCGTCATTGAGGAACATACTTCCGTAACGGACGCTCTGAAGAAGTACAAGGAAGACGCTGAGAAACTTCCTGTCGTTCAGAAGGAGTTGGACGACCTTAAAAAAGACACGGCTGATTATGAGGCTATCAAGAAGCAGTACGCAGACGAAAAGCAGGCTTTCGAAGAATTCAAGAAGAACGTTGATTCTGAAAAGGCACTGAACCAAGTTAAATTCGCATACAAGGCTTTACTGAAGGCAAATAACGTGGATGACAAGCGTATTGATTCCATTCTCAAAGTAACCGACTTTACTGAAAAGAAACTCAATAAAGACGGAAAGTTTGACAATGAAAAAGACCTCGCTGAAGCCATTAAAACGGAGTGGAAAGACTTTATCGTCAAGACGGAAACCCGCGGCGCAGAAGTCGAAACTCCGCCTGCGAACAATGGAGGGAACAAGCCGACCAAAGCCGATATCATGAAGATTAAGGACACGGAAAAGCGACAGCAGGCTATTGCTGAAAATCCCGAGTTGTTTGGCATTGCTTAATTCGGAGGTAAAAGAAAGAAATTATGGCAAAAGCAAATCTTACAAAATCCGCAAATATCGTAACGGCGGCTCGTGAGGTAGATTTCGTTACACGTTTTGCAAATAACTGGGAAGCACTTCGTGATATTATGGGAATCACACGCCTTATTCAGAAACCTGCCGGAACAGTTCTGAAGTCAAAGTACGCATCTGTAACTCTTCAGAACAACGTTGGCGAAGGCGAAGAAATTCCGTATTCACAGGCAAGCGTTGCAACAAAAGACTATGCTCCGATTGTTGTTGAGAAATATGCAAAGGCTGTTTCCATCGAAGCAATTAACGAGCATGGTTACAATGACGCTATCAATCTGACAGACAATCAGTTCCTTTACGAACTGCAGAACAACGTTACTGGCAGATTCTATACATTTGTGAATACTGGCACACTGATTTCCGCAAAGTCAACATTTCAGGCGGCTCTTGCAGAAGCGCAGGGTCGTGTTCGCAATAAATTCAAAACAATGAACAAGGGCGTCACAGAAATTGTTGGCTTCTGCAACATTCTCGATGCATACGATTATTTGGGTGCCGCAACAGTTACAGTTCAGAATGCTTTCGGCATGAACTATATCGAGAATTTCATCGGCTATAGCAAACTGTTCCTGTGCTCCGACAATGAAGTCGCTCGTGGCAAAGTAATTGCTACACCAGTAGAGAATATGATTCTTTACTATGTTGCACCGAATGATAGCGACTTTGCAAAAGCAGGTCTTCAGTTTACAACTGATGGCGAAACAAACCTCATCGGCTTCCATGTACAGGGCAATTATGGAACAGCAGTTTCTGAATGCTTTGCTCTGATGGGCATGACACTGATGGCTGAATACCTTGACGGCATTGCGGTTGTAGATATTGGCACAGCAACATTCACAGCAGTATCAACATCTTCTGAGGGTTATTCTAACAAGAAGCCGAACGAAGAAGGCTGGTTCGAAAAGGATGCCAATAACGACTATTTCCCGTCTGAGGATGCAACGGTCGTGACTGGCAAAACATATTACACACGTTCTGTTACGACAGGAGCGTAATGTATGTATAAAGTCATTGTAGACTTTGCCGACTTACAGGATAAAGAACATGTATACAGAGCGGGGGATGAATTCCCTCGCTTTGGCTTTCCTGTATCCGAGGAGAGGTTGAAAGAACTTGCGTCATTCGCAAATAAGCGTGGTTGTCCTCTGATTGAAAAGGTTGAGGAAGAAACACCGCAGGAAGAACCGCAAGAAGAGTTACAGGAAGAACCTGTAAAGAAAACAAAGCGCAGAGTCAAAAAGACAGAGGAATAACGGAGGGCTTTTATGGAGAAAATGATGGATGAAGTATGCGGCTATATCAACAACTTTTTTGTGATGAAGCCAAGCGGAAAGCACAGAGGGACATTCACTGTTGAAGGCGGTTCTTTATCCGTTGATTTTCTGCAGGAAGGTCAGTATTTCCGAGTTGTTGGCTCTGTGTTCAATGACGGCGTATATCTTTACCCTGCCAGTGACATGGTAGATGAATCATTCACTGGCGAAGTATGGGCGATGGCTGTTCCTCCTGCAGTCATCGCTCTTTGTTTAGAGATTCAGACATGGGACGACAAATACGGCGGTGCGAACTCCGTAAACATGTCTCCGTTTACATCTGAATCTTTTAACAATTATTCCTACACGAAAGGCACATCAAACCGTAACAACAGCACAAGCGGCTCTACAGCGCCTGTTGGATGGCGGGATGTGTTCGGCAGTAGGCTCACAAGATGGAGGAAATTATGACAATGCTCTATGAGGCAATGATGGAAGATTGCATCTTGATGGAAAAGGTTCGCACTTCAGATGGTCTTGGCGGTTGGACAACTGCTTGGACAGAAGGCGAAACATTCAAGGCGGCAATCGACAAAGACAATTCAACAGATGCACGGGAAGCAGAAAAAGCAGGACTGACAGAGGTGTATACAGTGACCGTAAAAAAGGAAAACCCTTTGGAGTGGCACGATGTATTCAAGCGGAAAAAGGACGGACAGATTTTCCGGGTCACGTCCAATATCGCAGACAATACATCACCCGAATTTTCAGTCATCAACTTCGGACAGGTATCAGCGGAGGCGTGGGTTCTTGAATGAATAGCACAGCGAAAGGCTTACACCAGTTTTGGTCAAGTTTCGGAATCCCTGCATACCCGGAATATGCAGTGCCAGATGATGCGGCGCTTCCGTATATTACCTACGAACTGGCTCAACCGAACTGGCGTGATTCTTCCCCTTATTACGCGAGGGTATGGTACAGAGATACTTCGTATGTAGGTATCACACAAAAGGTTGATGAAATCGGAAATGCGATTGGTGAAGGTGTGCGAGTCGTTATCGATGGAGGATATATTTTCCTGTTCAAAGATACGACCTTCATCCAATTTCAGCCGACCGATGCGGAAGATGAATATGTCAAAATTGCCTACTTACAGATGACTTGTCACGTATTAGCATAGCGGAGGTAGAAAGAACTATGTTTACTGTTATTCCACAGGACACGTTTGACGCAATGCAGATGGACGCAGGTGTCCTGCTGAAGAACTTTGACCCTGCAAGTCCTGCCGCTCCTGCTGACGCAGACATTATTACTGCTACAACAGGTGGTATTAATGTTGTATGTCAGCCG